GCTTTCTGCGAAGCCTCTCTGGAAGCCTGAGACAACTGTTGTGCTTCTCTCTGGTAGCCGGAAGCAGCCAACTGTTGACTAATATTAGCCAAAGCAGCAGCGTCTCCAGAAGCCATTGCTTGCTGCCCTTGTTGCATCAACTGGTTAAACGCTTGTTCCTTCTGCCTCTGCTTCATCTGCCCCGGAACACCACCAATGGCAGCACCTAAGCCAAACAAGCTTTGTGACATCTCTGGTCTGCCTAAGCTAGACAGAAATCCTTGTGAAAATTGAGCCATTACATGTTCTCCTTATTAACTAAACAAGCCACCAAGTGCTGCGCCAGCGATGTTAGCGCCCATGCCTCCAGCAAGGTTAGCTTGTCCTAAACCAGACTGTAGCAGTGCTTCTAAGCCTGAAGCATAGGTCTGACCGTAGGCTCCTGCTTGTTCCGACATAGCTTGTCTTCGACGTTCTGAAGCAGCCATTCCGGGTTGCAACGCATTAAGCAACTGTGCCTGTGGTACATAACCAGCGGCTAACATACCTGTCCCTAGCTGTGCCTGACGTTGCTGCTCTTGTCCTGCAAACTGCATAGCACTCAACATTGCTTGGTTCTGAGCTTCTGATTGTGCCTTAGCCAACGCAAGTTGTTCAGGAGTCCCACCAAACTGTGCTGTACGCACACCTGAGCGTCCCTGCGCCGCCATGCGTTGTTCTAAAGCCAGACGCTGTCGTTCTTCTTCAGGAGACATAGCTGCTCGCATGCGGTCATAAACAGCTTGCTCACGTTGAGCTATTGGTGTTCTTGCTTCCGTAAAGAATGAACTTGCGTCTGTTAAAGCCTGCTCTTGGAAAGCCCGTTCTTCAGGAGAAGCATCTAGTTGGTAAGTCATCTGACCCGTCTCTGGGTCCTGCATCATACCAAACTGACCACCAGTAGCAGAAGTCACAGTGTAAGGCTGAAACTCCAGCATACCTGAAAGGTCCTGAGCCAAACCCGGAACAAATTCACCGGCCTCATTAGTGTAGCCAGATAAAGCTTGTTGAGCCTTTGTTCCAATGTCTCCTATGTCACCATAGGCATCCATAGCAAATTTTAAACCAGCGGTGCCTAAGCCTAGAGCGCCAGCAGAGTTAGCAAAAGTACCGTCTTCCCCTCCTAAATCTGCTATAAAACCTGTAACATCTTCCCAAGATAAACCCATCAGTATGTCCCTCCGTTAATAGTCCCTGTAGCTAGAGTACCTGTAAAGGTCAGCGCAGGTATTGTTACAGTGCCTGTGAACGTAGGTCCAGCAGTGTCTGCTTTTGTTGCTACCGCAGTTGCAATGTTGTCAAACTCAGTTTCAAACTCAGTGCCTTTGACAAGCTTGTTAGCGTCACCTGCAGACAAAGTATCCTTTGCAGCAAAGTCCGTTACTTTAGTATAATTACTCATATTGTTTTACCTACTAGTGCAAGTACATTGATTTCTTGGATTGACAGTTCGTTGCCGTTGATACTTGTTTCCATACCAATGCTCAATGTTCCTCCACTGCCGTTAGTGTTTACAGCGTCTTTAGATGTCAGGATACCGTCTGAATACTGACCCACGGTGTATTCGTCTATACCAAACTCTGCTTTTGCTTGGTCCCTCAGCGTAATGACGCTTGTATTGTAGGAAGAACCAAAGTCGTAGTCCCACTTTAGTAGTACATCAAGACCACTACCACCTACTACCGTCGGTCTAATCTTCTTAAGGAACTTAAGTTTAGAAGGGTCACCAAAGGACAACTCAGGGCTGAAGTACTTGAAGCTGTAGGAACTACCGTTGTCCTGAAAGCCTGTGTACTGCCCTATGCCCTGTGCGCTACCTACGAGTAAGTCTCCGTTGTCCTTGCGTTCATAGCAAGTGAAACTAGTTCCGGGCCACCGTGTAACTCTGTATGACCCGTTTTCTAAAGTGCCTCTAATGTCAAAACAATAAGTCATGTTTTGGTTTGTAAAAGTGAGTAAGTAGAAGTTTGCTTCTGGGTAATACACAGACTTGTAAAGTTCACCTGTCTCATTAATTAACTGTATGATGTCCGTGGTAATCGTACCGGACAAACTACTTATTGGCATAGATTTTTCTTGTATCGTTCTTCCAAAGCTTTTTAAGCCAGTCTGGGAAAGAAAGATTACGTCTACACCAGTGTACTGTACCGTGTCTCTACCTACGCATCCAATACCGGAAACAGTGTCGGACAAAGCCATACTAGAAGGGTCATCAGCACCTGAGTAAACTACGATACTACGCTTACCAAAGATAATCAGAAGATTGTTATGTGCAGCCAGTGCAACAATCTCGTCATGACCGTCAGGCCATACTTTAGCTATGTCAATGGAGCCAGAGGTTCCACCGGACCACTTGTGTCCTGACAAAAGGTCAGACCAATAAATAGTTGACTTGTCTGTAGCGAAGTCAGCAGTCCAGAGTCTACCGTAGGCTGCTAAGACTTCATTGCCATACATTGCTGAAACAAGACCTGACGCACTGTGGACAGAACTCAAAGTTACTACACTGCTGTTAGCGCCTCCAGATGTCCCTGAAGCAATTACATTGTATATCAGGGGCTGAAACCCACGCTGAAAGAAGTAGATGCTGTCATTAAAGTTGACCATCTTCCAGTCGTCAGCATTGATTGTGTAGCTGCCCGGAGTCTCATCAGCCAACGTGGTTGTGCCACTGAGTATCTTGTTGTTTCCTACAGAGAAGACCTTAGTAGTGCCTATGTCGTCTCTGAACTCTTTTATAGCACTCAGGGAGTCACTACCTAGCTGCGTCTTATTAGTCGTCGTAACGTTAAGACCCTTACGTGCCGCTATACGCCCTCTTTTGTCGATTACTGCATTGTCAGCAATTTCAGCAAAGGAAGGGTCCTGAGACAGTGGTGAGTCCTCAGTGTTGATACCCTTGAAGCCCGGAGCTACAAGGTCAATACTTTTGAGTTCTTGTGCCATATGATTACCTTAAGGCGTATAGAAGATAGTTTCTTCTGGGTGTCTGCCAGCGTCCTGTGCAATAGCATCTGACAGGTACTTGTTAGCCATAGCAAAGTATTCCTGAGTAGCAGTACCACCAGTCTCACCACGTTCACGGGAAGCAAGAGCTACCGCAAGGTGTACTACTGGCATCGCTGGTATCTTAAGTGTGTCTGTGTCAGCACTCAAGTCAGGGTTGCGTAACGCACAGTTAAACCGTAAGGAGTAAACTCCGTCAGGCTTTGGGTAGACATCGATTAATGTGTCACCGTCTGAGTCAACACCGTTGTACGTGTAGTACTGTGGTGACCCTGTCTCTGGTGCTGACAAAAGGAACTGTGAGTCAAACCAGTTGTTGGTCTGGTACTGCATCACAGAGTTAGACGTGTCGTTCAACACGTTTAGTTCCTTGATGTTGTTCTGGCTACCAGTTAAAGAGTAGTTGAATACGTCAGCCGTAGTAGTAATCGTAAGGGTAGTCCTAAGTGCAGACCAGTCCCATGAGTTCTCCACAAGGTCCTTTGCGTCATTCACAAGGTCACCTATGAGTTTGCTGTAGGAATTAGTTTGCACAGAGGTTACTTCTATCTCCCTGAGTCTCCTAAGCACGTTATTGACTAAATCTTTGTAAGTCATTAAATCATTCCTTTAAACAAACTTTCGTTGATAATACGGTCCAACTCAACATTATAATTTTTAGGTTGGTACTGTACTCCTACAAACTGTGGCAACTGGTAGTTAATACCACCCATGTATCCTTGACTTGGTCTCATGCCGCCAAAGCCACCGCTAGAAGGAGCCATCATTCCTGTGCCTGTGCCATCACCATCACCATCACCATCACCATCTCCAGTTCCGTCTCCTGTACCATCTCCGTCGCCAGTCCCTTCTGCAGGAGTATCTACAGGAGTATCTACAGGAGTATCTACAGGAGTATCTACAGGAGTATCTACAGGAGTATCTACAGGAGTATCTACAGGAGTATCTACAGGAGTATCTGCAGGAGTATCTACAGGAGTATCTGCAGGAGTATCTGCAGGAGTTTCTACTGGAGTCTCTACAGGAGTTTCTACTGGAGTCTCTACAGGAGTTTCTACTGGAGTCTCTACAGGAGTTTCTACTGGAGTCTCTACAGGAGTTTCTACTGGAGTCTCTACTGGAGTCTCTACAGGAGTTTCTACTGGAGTCTCTACTGGAGTATCTACAGGAGTCTCTACAGGAGTTTCTACTGGAGTCTCTACTGGAGTATCTACTGGAGTTTCTACAGGAGTATCTATAGAGTCATCACTTATATCCGCAATGTCGGCTAAGTCATCAACTGTATCTATAATGTTTATTAAGTCACTCACTGAATCAAGAATGTCAGTAGAGTCTTCCTCAGAACCTGTCATTTCTTCTTCAGTAGGTTCAGCAGTTCCTTCGTCTGTAACAACAATTTCTTCTTCCGGTGCTGGTGCTTCTTCTTCTTGAGTTTCCCCTGATAAATACCTTTCTAACTCCTTTATTAAAGCTTCTTTAAGGTCAGGGTCTGTTGTTGCTTCTATAACTTCTTTAAGTTGTTCTGCTACAGTAATACTTCCGTCATCGACAAAAATAGCATCCTGTTCCTCAGGCGACATCTCAACCCTATCACTAGGGTCTACAATAACTACTGTGTCAGGGTCACCTACAACGTCGTCACCGGAACCACCACCAGCGTCTACTGGAGTATCTACAGGAGTATCTACTGGAGTATCTACTGGAGTTTGTACTGGAGTATCTACTGGAGTTTGTACTGGGTCAGCACCGCCGCCACCTTCGTCTTCTTCTACAACTACTTCTTTAGGAGCTACAAAAACACCATTTTCAGCTATGACGGTGGTGTCTTCATGCGTTTCTTTGTTTATGATAGTGCCGTCTGCTAACTCTACATTTAGACCTATAGAGAAGTCTGCATGTTGAGAATCAGTTAAAAGAACTGAACCACCAGTGTCGTCGTCCTCAAAGTCACTAAAGTCATCTCCAACTAGTAAGTCGTCGTCACCCTCTTCTAATTCTCGTGCAGCTTCCTCAGCAGCTCTAGCTTCTTCTGCTACTCTGGCTTCCTCAGCTACTCTAGCTTCTTCTGCTACTCTGGCTTCCTCAGCAACTCTAGCTTCCTCAGCTACACGAGCTTCTTCTGCTACTCTGGCTTCTTCAGCAACTCTGGCTGCTTCTGCCGCTTGTTCTTCAGCTATGCGTGTTGCTTCTGCTTCAGCAGCTACTCTAGCAGCCTCTGCTTCTTCAGCAGCAACTCTAGCTGCTTCTTCCGCTGCTGCTTTTTCTTCAGCTAGTCTAGCGGTTTCCTCCTCAGCAGCAACTCTAGCTGCCTCAGCTTCTTCAGCAGCAACTTTGGCTGCCTCTGCTGCCTCAGCAGCAACTCTAGCTGCTTCCTCTGCTGCTGCTTGTTCTTCAGCTACACGGGCAGCCTCAGCTTCCTCAGCGGCTATACGTGCTTCTTCAGCTTCCTCAGCAGCAGCTCTAGCAGCCTCAGCTTCTTCT